AGTGTCAATAAAATCGCATCTGCCTGAATAAAAGAATACATAGCGTCTGTTGATTCTCCATTGTCACCTGCATCAAATTGTTTTCCGTTAGGAGACTCCAGCTCGGAAAAGTTCTTCGACGTAGGGATCAGAAATATAGATCGCAAATACGTTTTAGTCATTTTTTTTAATAATATTGTCGGTAATAGTAAATTGAGCCATGATTTCAGCTATTATTCGTTTCTTTTTAGCTACATCAATGGCATTTCGCTTCATACCCTCCTGCCGATACCAGAAAAGAGTCTGAGCTTTACGGAATTCATATCCTTTCGCCATTGCCCGGAGCCAAAAATCAAAATCTTCTAGTACAGGAAAATCCTTAAATCCCCCTAACTCCTCATATATCTCCCTACTCATGAGGGAAGTCACGGGAATAGGAATTTTATTAAGCTCCTGTACAGTTTTTGGCTCTAGTTTGTCCGGCGTTGTCGAAAGGGAGGGAGCCGCATCTCCAAAAAAGTAAATATCCGGATAGGAAATAGCCTTGTCGTTTGCTACGGCAAGCCTCATTTTCTCCAGATAATCAGGTGAAATCATGTCGTCCCCATCTAAAAAGAGAATGTGCTTGCCCGTCGAGAATCGAAATGCTTCTTGACGAGCCCTACACACTCCCAAATTAGCTTTAAGCATGATCGTAGTGGCCTCTGCATGGTGCATAGGCTCACTACACTGATCATGGACGATGATTATTTCCTTCGGAGGCTTTGTCTGCCGAAGAACCGAAGTAACACAATCGTCCAGATACTTCTCCTTGTTGTAACAAGTAATTAGAACAGAAACATCTATCATTTTTGTGTAGTAGAAGGCGTACCCTGAGTCCCACTACTTGACTCTGAAACTTCTCCTTCCTCGCGAAGAGGTCTTAATTTACCCTCGTTTCGCAAATCCTGACGAACATTACGGACCTCTCTTTTTATTTTTTCTATATTCTCTGAAATCTTTGTAAGTTCGCCAACTAAAAAATTAAGAGCTTCATCACGAGCATTTTGTTTTTCCTGAGATTGCTGTTCTTGAAATGCGTTTGTCATATATATCACCTCCTTTGCAATAATGAACTACGACTCATAACTGATCGAACTGCTGATGCGGCCTTGTCTGTTGCCTTTTTTGCCCAACTCGGCTCATCCTGTTTCGCTCCATCAAAAACAGAGATATTGACGAAAAAATACTCCATATCGGTTCTTGGATGCGAAGTCCAATCATGGATAGGTTCAGCAATAGGAGTTGTCGCCTGAGAAGCTTCGTCGCGCTGAGGATAGCGGGCAGATTTTACCGCCTCGAACCAGTCTTCATTTCTTGCTCCCTGATTCACCTCAATACCTTTTTGCAGGTACACCTTTGTAGTCTCGCGACGAAAGTAAAAATCATTTTTCGTATAGGACTGAACAATGACACCGATTGAAGCAAGCTCTTGACGAGTAGACGTACCCGTAAGGATCGATCTCTTTTTAACGTCTGGATCACCAAAATGAATTCCCCGAGGGTAAGAGGACCATACTTTTATTGCCTTTAAATCATCATCAGTGTATTGAAATTTTGAGTCGATAGGCTTTCCAAATAAGGGAAAGTAAAACTGGATAGGTTGATTGGCATTCTGATACGAATCAATTCTTCGCCACTTACCATTGGCCGGATTTTGTTGCCAGAGTCCCAAAGATACACCATCGAGTCCAAAGTCCCATGAATAGTAGCACTGTTGATTTATGATAAAAGGAAAGTCACCATACGCCGCAGACTCAAGTTCAGGATAGACACGACCAGTAATTGAAGTTTCCCAGTTTATCATGATCTCACGGTTAAAGTCCTCAGTTGACCGACGATCACGCTCACCGTCTAACCATTTCTTATCTTTACGAGGATCAAGAGAGTAAGGAAGCGTGATTACTTTTATCTTCTCACTATCCTTGCCAAAACGAAGTCTCTTTGCTTTTGAAGGACGAATTCCCGGCGTAGTTGCGACAATACGACAATTTGTGGTATCAGCCGTTGCCCCCCATACCGCAGTTCCCTCTTCCCAGAACGCAAATTCATCTAGAAAAATAGCCTTCTGACGACCTCCTCTTGAAAAATCAGGATTTGATGACTCACCAGATATGACGTTTCCATTCTCAGGATTCACAAGCGACATGAAGGTAAAGTTTCTTTCCTTCACAAATCCTTTCGGAAGAATGAAACTTGGCACTCGAGAAAGAACATAATCTATCTTTCCAAAAAGTGATTCCTCCTTATTCCCAGTTGTTCCACCACGCCTATTGTCAACGTAGTCTTCTTTTCGGGAACCAATGAGGAAATTTGAAGCTGGCTCATAAAACCAGAACCAGATAAGAACACACAAAATTGTGTAGGTGACGCCCATTTCACGGGTCTTTTCGATAAAGATATCCCCACCGTTTCGTATCGCAGAAACAATGTCGCGGACAAGTCTCTTTTGGAAGGGGAAAAGACGGAAGCGAAAATGATGAGGTTCAACCTTAGGATTAAATGTGTAACAAAATGTATCAATGAAATACACTGGGTCTTCAGAGGCTTTTTTTGCCATCTCAAGTAATGTCTCTTGAACTTTTTTTTGCTCCTGACTACTTAATATCATAATTAAAAAATAACAAACTTCTGCGAAATATGCTAGTATGTAGCTATGGAGTTTACAAATAGTAAGGGCACAAAATGGTATCTTCACTGTCGAAATACCATCATTGGCCGAAACAAAATAGCTACGAAAACATATTTCTTTCGACGCGACAAGCGCGAAGACCTGTGTGTGGAGCTTCCTTCAGGCTGGAGCGTAAAGGAAACTCGATCAGGACTTCCAATCGTTAAAAAGGTACAGATATTGATCTAATAACGTCTCTGGCGAAAACGCAGAGGACGCTATCCGAAACGATATCTCTTTTTCTGCTTCTAATTTCCCTCTACCCATCGCCGCAAACTCGTCAATTTTATTTGCATATACCTGATGGTCAACTGAATAAAAATCAATAAGACCGACCTTTGAAGGAAAAGCTCCTTTATGAATTGATTTTACTCTCCATTCCTGAGGAATCCACATGTCCTGAGGAGATATATCCGTAACCAGAGGGACCATTCCAGCCATCATAGATTCGTTTAGAGTAAGAGATAGGCCACCCCAACGACGAGGAAGAAGTAGAGCATCAAAATCATCGAAAATACTGGCATTTTCTTTTATATTTTCCACCTCGTATACTATGCGAGGATCATCAAGAAAAACATCCATAGAAAGTGGATGCTGGGAGCGAACCGTAAGCTCGAAGTCGCCTTTTGAGCGCCGAACCGCTTCCAAAACATCGAATGTCCCATTCCTATCTTGAGCCGCAGGCGTACCTATAACATGAAGAAACTTGATCTTTCCCTTACGGGATAGATTCTTTTCTCTCGTTTTTTTAAACTCATCCGGATCAATGGGAGGAGGAAGATATGTAACCTTATTCTCGCCAAATCTCTTTTTCATTTCGTCTAGCTTCCAGAACGAGGGCATAATAAATTTGTCTGGAACGGGAAGCCAAGGCTCAGCAATATTCTGACAGAATTCATAGTTACTTTGTACCAATATTTTTGTCCTTTGTTCTTGTCCCCAGTGTACAAGACCAAAATTATAGGGATTTTCGACACATAAAACGTGCGTCAATCCCGGTAAAAATCGCCTCACCTCTTCATTCGTAGGGAAACTCCCCACTACAAAAAAGTTGAATCCTTTATACCACTCAAAATGTTGTGCCTTATTTTGAGAAAAACCTGACGAATTAACCACCATTATTCTGTCAGGCTTGAGCATATACGCAAGACGGCGTGTCTGAGCGCCAATACCACCGTCATTTGCGAAAGCAATAAGGCCAAGTTTTACCATATTTGTCTATCATCAAACTTTTGACCACCCGCTCGACCATCAAGATTGAGAGAACGCTTTAAATTTTTCCCTGGATTATAGATAAAAAGCTTCCACAAATCCCAGTTTGCCTCAAGACACTGACCGTAAATAAAGTCTTCAATAAAACAGTTCGCATTCGGAGAGAAAAACTTCATGATTTCCCGATAGAAATGGGTTCGCGCTACATGTGGACGCTGGCTCCACTGTCTCGTCGCCATTAAAAATGGCCGATCCTTTTCAGGGATCATGAGAGGTTTATGCACTTCAGGAATAACAGCTTCATAATGCAGGCGAACTACATTCGCCGTACTGTCGAGTATGGACTGACTGATATATTCCCAGTCTATCGGCTCATCAGTCACAAGCGGAGTGTCGTGCTCAACGTACATCATGAGAGGAGTTTTTATATACGGAAGAGTTTCCCTTAGCATTCCCGATTGATGAAGGTGTTTTTCAAAAAGAAGCGGCATGACGTTTTCGTACTCAAAGTTACACTTCCAAAGTAGACGTCTGATATACTCCGTGTAATCATTAGACATATTTTTTTGCTCATCACGAACCCCGTCGATCATAAGGATAATGTCCATTGGCGTATGGTGACGGATAGATTTTATTGTCTGATCGATAATGTCAGTACTGGGATGCGACTTTATAGGAGAGGTTGAAACAACGATAGTCATAGCCTCATGAATATCCAAATCATCTTTTATTTTCTGCCTCAAAAGCATCTTTTGTTTCTGCCACCAAGCGAAAATATTATTTGCGTTCTGTTGATATGGTTTTTTTGGATCAAAAGGTATGTCCGGAAAAAGATCGGCCAAATAGCGAGGAAATTGTACAGGAATACATCCAGCCTCAAGAGCTTCTTAGAAACGAAATGAATCAGGAGATACGTGACCACCGGGAGCAGGAGCGTATTTCGCATGAGCTAGATAGTCATAATACATATCCTGCGGTAATCCTCTAGAAAAACCATCTGTGCCAAAAAAAACAGTTTTTGGAATTGATACCATAAATGAAGCTAGATTTCTTCGCTCATCAGAATTCAATTGGCCTGCATAAAAATTATCGATATCCTTTTCAACCAAACCAATCTTTTTAAGTATCTTTCGCGTATCTGATGTGTAACCTATTGGAAAAAGTCTATTGTGCTCACAGTAACCATACTGCCTATAGTGAATAATGTCAGGATGCCAAAGCTTGCCACAATCAAATTTACCCTCCTCGTCTGAGGTTATAAAAACCAATACCTTTTTGTACTGAGACAAAAACTCATTAATTTTATGAACAAGTTCTCCCTGATAGGCTCCGGGAATAATAACTATCGTCCGATCAGACTCGACATTTAAAGACATGAGAATGTCATTAATAAATGTCTGATCCCAATACCCTTTTCCCGGTGTACCCATTTTTTTAGAAAGATAGATTATTTCAGACATAGTAAAAAAGGTGAACTTCGTGCTGATAATCCAATAATTCCTCCTTGTAGCCAAAATCCTTTATCCATTTACGAAGCTCAAACTGGTAAGTTCCGTATATTCGAAACATAAATTCAGGATGAAGTGAAAGCCAAATCTTAGGATGAAGCATTTTCAGAGTTTCCTCTGCTCCTTTTAAAACATTCCACTCTGAACCTTCAACGTCAAGAGATATCACGGTAGGAAGTTTTTTTTCTACCTGCATCATTGCTCCTGTCACGTCGTCGATCTTGACCTGAGCGATATTACCCGCATCATTTAGCTCCTTAAAGCCGTGATCTCCTATCACTTCCCCATCTGCACAGGCAGGAAAACGCTCAACGTCGATAAAGTTTCCCGGCGGAAACGTCTTGTCTGAAGCAAATCCAACAAAACAACCAAGAGGAGGATCGAGCTTATTTGCGTTCCAGATCGCCTTTATATTCGGCCAAACTCTATCGTTCGGCTCAAACATGATTACCTTAGCTCCCCACATCTGACACAAAGCTGGCATTTCTCCTTCCTCGGCTCCAATATAATACACGACGTCTCCGGAACCGATATGTTTATACATAGACTGAAGGCGCTTCTTCTCCCATCCTTCCTCGCGAAACCATTCAGGACGCTCCGCTCGATGTTTTGGAAGCACTATATCAAACTGATTATTTATTTTTACTTTTTTCATTTCTACCATAGATGATATCCAACATTTGCTGAGCACGATTTGTATAGGTCTCATGCTCTTTTACCCACTCAAATCCCTCGTCTCGAAGTCGTTCTCTCTCGTCCTCATTTACGAGATAGTAGTTGATAGAATATTTCAGGTCCTCCAACTTCTCCTCGTCTGTTTTTCCAACATAGGGATAAACTCCATGACTTTCAATACCGGGAAAGACTGGATGAATCAAAAATCCTCCACGACCTCGAGTTTCATAGTAGCGATCAGAGACATACTCAGGACGTCCGCCAAAACACGAATCGCCTACTACTATTTTGGCGCTTGCCATCAATACATTTAAATCATCTCCCCGAACAAGTTCAATTCCGTCGTTCCCATAGTGGCCGAATCGCTCTCCGTAGGTTTTTTGCAAAAATTCAATAAGCTTTGGACGAAAAGGATACTCTTTGTGATAACCCTTTGATCCAACAAAAACAATCTCGTAAGGAAAGCGAGCAGGGTCAGGCGCGGCCATATAACAATCGCGCTCGACAACTCCTGCGGGAAGGTAATACCAATTCAGTCGATGCTTTTCATAAAGCTTTACCGCCTCCGGGGAACCGTCAGCCATGAACTGATATTCAGTGAACCATGTCGCCTCGACACCAA